CAATCATAAAAGGGTATATCGGTTTGAAAAATTTCAAATTTCAAAATACATTGTAATAATCAAAGTTTTTCATTGTGGCCATTCAAAACAAATTACAGAAAATAGCATATTTCAAAATGAGTTTTTGACGAATTTATGACGGAAATAAAAAAAGAGGGGTACCGCTATGGT